ACAAAGAAAGGCATCTGCCAAAGCAGACGCCTTCTTTATAAAGAATATTGAAAATATCTTAGAAGTTCAATACGCAATAATCCATAGCGATTGAAACACTCAAGTTGATTGCTGCATCGTTAGCCCAATCGTATTCACCGAATGTAGCTGTCTTTACATAAGCACCTTTAATGATCCACTCACCTACGATATCGCCTACTGGGCCTAAAATATCTAAAGTTAAGTCTTTTTTATAGAAATCAGAATAACCATCACGACCAGTTACTGATTCGTGTGCTAAACGAGCCCATTCCATTACTGCTTGCGCACCAGATGGAGTTACAGGATCGTATAATCCTAAAGTCATGTCATTCCAACGAACTTTACCTTTTACTTTACGGTAAACGTTGATATGATCTAATATGATTTCTCCAGCTTCGAATCCAGGTGCTGTTGCACTCTTGATTAAGTATGCTGGGATACCATCTATGTACATAATGAAACGATTCTGAACTTTTGGTTCAAAAGCGGTGAACATTATTTCGTTAGCGTCTAATACTGCCATTTTATGTTAAATTTAATTGCTATTAATAAATATTAGGAACCACATCCCCTTATGCAGGGAATGTAGCGCCGGTTGGTAATACGTTAAAGTTTAAGATAATAAATTCAGCAGTCTTAGTTGGTTGGATATAGATCTGACCTACTAATTGGTTTCTATCGATTACATCTGGAGTATTGTTTGTATCATCCATTACTACTTTGTAAGCATATAAACCTTGACGTTGTACTACTGATTCTAAGTAAGGGTTTACTTGAGCTAAGAATCTATTTCTTGTTGCGTTTGTATTTTGTTCGAATACTAAATTGTTACCTACTTGACCAATGAATCCTTTCAATGCGATCAATAAACGACGAACGTTTACTCTATCTAATGAAGTTTGTCTACGTTGTAATGTCTTTTGACCAAATACTACAACACCTTCTCCAGGGAATGTAGCTAATGGGTTAACATTTGCACTGTATAATGTATCACGATCTGCTTGAGATAATTTTCTTTCAGCTCTTAATACTGATGGAACACCACCACGGTTTAAACCTGCTGGAGCGAACCATTCAGCACCTACTTGGTCGTTGAATGCTAAAACACCACCCATTACTGTTGTAGCTGGAGCCCATACAGTTTTGCCTAAGTTTGAGTTGAATAATTGAATCCAAGGGTAGTAACAAGCTGAGTAGTTACTTGATTGACCAGCAGCTGTATTTGTAGCAGCTGTAATTGTAGTACCATAAACACCAGTGCTGATTGGAGCGAAAGAATCGCCTCTGCCTTCAACAACTGAGATTACTGTTGAAGCAGCAGCGCTATCTAAGCCTACAGCTGGAACTAATAATACGTTGAATTGGTATTCGTCTTTGTTTGTTAATAAAGCTAATGCTGTATTGTAATCTCCTACTGAGTAACCTTCCATGTTAGCAGCTGTGATGTTTTCGTTCATCAATTGCTGTCTGTTTGTAGCAGCAAATCCACCTGCAAATGAACCACCGTAAGAACCACTACCTAATGCTGGTAAAGAACCACTATAAATAGATGCTTTGTAGTTACCATTATTGTCGATAGAATCTACTTGTGGGTTAACTACTGATGCAATACGAATGTATTCAGAAGCATTAGCAAATGAACCTTGGTAGTTGATATATGGATTACCATCGCTATCTACTGTGTAAACTGGTTTTACATCACCAATTACTCTAGAGATAAAGTTAGGTTGAGCTGGGTCTAATGATAAATTAGGCCAAGTTTCGATATAGTTTGGATTAGTTGTGTTATCATCACCTCTGCGAACTGCTAAAGTGAATACACCACTACCTGTATTTACATTTGTAATTTCCCAACGTACGTTTACTGCACTACCATTAGCTAAAGCACCACCTGAAAGACTTGATGTGTTATTCATTTGATCACCCCAAGCTAATGTCTCGATAGTGAATGAAGCAACAGATCCTGTATTAAGGCTGCTACTAATGTTAAGAACAGAAGCGGCTGCATAATTGCTAACGTTAGCTGAACCACTAACAACGCGAGTTACTAGTAATGTTTGACCACCGTTTTGGAAGAATTCTCTAGCTGCGATTGAAGTTAGATATTCATAATAGTAGCTACCACTCTTAAAGGTAGTACCAAATTTTGATTGGAATTCAGAGAATGAAGTTACATAAGTTGGTACTAAAGGTTGACCAGACACTGTAGGACCTACAACGGCCGTAGCAGTACCTTGGATACCTCTCTCTACTAAACTTTGATCTGATTCATTCTGGAATACACCAGGAGAAATGATTTTTTCGCTCATTTTTTATGTTATTTTTGAAATTTTATTAGGATTGACCTAATAATAAATATCCAAAAACCATCATAAACCGCGAATACTTTACTGAGCAGGTGTAATGTCTCCTGTTTCAGGATTTATAGCACCTGTGCCATATTTTGTTTGCAATGTAGCGACTAGTGCCGTTTCTTTCTGCTCAATTGTGTCTAGATCACCTAGTAAAATTAATTTATCTTCGTGCAATTTTTTACTTTGTTTTTCAAGTGTTAAAATTTGCGTTTCAACAACACCAATTTCAAATACAGTTTGGTTGTATTTTTGTTGTAATTCTTTTACTGATGCTAATTCTTCAGGAGTTAATTGTGACATAACGTTATTTTATTTTTCCCATTTATTGCCAGGGCAGGCATTAGGCCCCGCAGGACTAAATACTTTTTTACTTAAAGGACACCCACATAAACCACAAGTATTAACATTAAATGTTGTATTAAATGATCTATGTTCACACCCACTACAAACAACAGCACGCTGTTCAGCTAATAGCTTTTGTTCAGGCGTTGGATTAGCCGCAGCTACCCACGCCTGAAATATTTCATTAAGCTTGTTCATCAGCTACAACCAATTTAAAGAATGTAGGGTAGTTACTATCTGACTCGATGCTTTCTAAAGCACTAAGTTTAACAGCTTTATACTCTAATTCTTTTTCTTCTTGTAACAATGTGTTGAATTCATTTTGAAATTCAATGAACTTTGGATTGTTTTCACCACTCACAATATTACCTTCTTCATCTTTAACGATGTTGATATACATTGGAATGCTGATGTTACCTGTCTCGTCAGTTTCGCCGTGCTTCTTAATTAATTCTTCTTTCAAAGACTCAACGCCAGCTTTTTCAGCAGCAACTTTCTTAGACAATTCTGTTAACCAATACTTGTCAGTTAACTTTAATTTTTCAGCTAATAAACCAGCTGAAATTTTTTCACCGGTTTGTTGGTTCGTAACACCGTTTAATTCTGAATCTAGATTGTAGAATTCATACAATTTTAAACTGATTTTTTCCATAATTACTTCTTAGTTGTTTTTTTAGGAGCGTTTGTTTTTGCTTTTGGAGCTGGTTGTGCTTTTGTTTTTGGGGCTTTAGTTACTTTAGCAACGGCTGCCTTTACGTCAGCAACAACTTCTTTAACTTCTTCAACTTTAGTTTCGATAGCATCAGGAATGTTGTTGTTGTTTGCATCGGCAACTTTACCAGTTTTCATAGCTACGAAAAGGGCAATAGCAACGATAGCAACAATGATGATGATTGTTAACATAATTAAATTTTATTTGTTTGATATAAATATATACAAAAGGTAGGAAACAACCAAGCTTATGGGTAAAAATTTTCCATCACTGAATCTTCTGTTACTATTTTATAAGTAGTAGGTACAGATATGTGTGATTGACTAGCTAAATTAAGTAACAAATACGTTAATGTAGTTAATAAAGCTAATTTTAGTATGGATTTAGTTGCGTTTAAATTAATTGCTATCATATTATTATTTTTAATATCCGTATCTTGCTTTAGTATTATTATAAATTGTATCTATTCCTGTAGTTCCGATATCTGATGTGTAACCAGCAGCATAACCAAAATATCCATTTATCCAGTCATTGTAACGAAGACCCATTGATGGGCCATATTGATCACTAGTTGATATAGCACCTATATTTGAACTAAATGTATAACGTGTTCCTCCCATATAAATGTCAATAGAACATGTAGTACCGTTATACCTTAATGAGGTCATGTACCAAGTGTTATAAGCAAATGACGGTAGATCAGATCCAAAGTTTGCAACTACTGCACCTGCACCAAAACGTTCTACAAAGAATCTTTTAGGACTTTCATTTGATATGTTAATTTCCCAACCATATGGGTTCTGATCAGATGAAAATATACCTGGGTAGTTTCCAGCGGCATGGTTTATATAATTAACCCAAGCTACCATTGTATGGGCCTGAGTGCCATTAAATTGGGCTGTGTTTACTAATCTAACAGAATATTGACCAATACTCTGATTTGGGTTGTTTAAGCGAAGTGTACCTGGGGCTGTAGCACTGTATCCATTTACAGTTGTTGGGCTACCTTTACCAGTACCTGTTACAAATACTCCATTATTGCCATTACCACTAAGATCAGCTATTGAGGTACCTGAGTTAGAGTAGTTTGAGGTAGATGCAAAGTCAAATAACATAAATGGAGAACCATATTTGTAATATGATGGTGATGGACTATAACCATAAAATTCACTAATAGAGTCTGGAGTTGATTTACCAGCTAAGGCACTCATTGCTCTTAATGAATAATTAGTTGTTGATAATTCAACTCCAATTTGATTTAGACTTAAAGGTCCACTACTTGGTAAGGCCATTGATTATGGATTTTAATTCTTCAATTTGTGTTTGTTGTTCTTTAATTGCTTCAATAAATAAACCTGCTAAGTTACCGTATGCTACTGATAATCTATCATTTTCTTCCATTACTACTTGAGGTATTATTTCTTGTATTTCTTGAGCAATAACACCCATTTTTTCAGATTTATCATCTAAGTCAATTCTATTAAATGTAACACCTCTTAAACATAATACTTTGTTTAAAGCATTGTCTATTGTTTTAATATTTTCTTTAACTCTTACATCTGAAAAAGCTGTTACATCACCTGTAGCTGTAAAGGCAGCTCCCCAAGTTAATGTGGTTGAATTATTCAAACCCAATGCTGTACTTTGGTTACCAAAAGTTAGATATCCAGCATTTGAGTCTTGTACGCCTTTTAATCTTACTGTATTTGCTGCGTTTACATCTCCAAACCAAGCGTCGTCTCCAACTCTATAATTTGTACCATTACCATTATTGCTAGAAAATACTTGGTTAAATGATGGAGAATCACTTGTACCTACACTTTGGTTAATAGTATAAGCTGTAATGTTGTTTGAAGTACCTGAACAGTTTCCTGTTACGTTACCTGTTAAGTTACCACTAAAGGTAGCACTTACAGTTCCTGGGAATGAAGTATTTCCAGAACCATCTAGCAATGTAGCTGTTCTAGTAAGTGATGTAAAGGTACCTGTATATTGTCTTACATAAATTGGTTCTGTACCATCATCAGCTGTAGCTATTTCTAAATAACCAGCGTTAGAAGCACCACCAGCCAATATACGAATAAAGTCATTATCTCCTACTGTAGCATATACTAAATTAGCTGTAGAACCTGCAGAAACTGTTTGACTTACTGCTGCTGCTGTTCCAGCAGATGTTATATACCCAGCACCATTAGTTAGTTGGTTGGTATTATTAATTGTGTTTGTAACAGTTACGGCGCCTGTACCTTGGTTAATACTAATACCTGTTCCTGCTACAATTGAAGTTACACCACTATTAGCAATAGTAACTCCAGTAGAACCATTGTATGAAGTTCCACTTAATCCAGTCCCTATAGTTAAGGTAGCTAAATTACTACCTAAAGAAATTCCTGAAATTGTACTATTAGTTAAAGCGCCATTTGGGATAGAAGTTAATCCAGCACCACTACCTGTAAATGCAGTTGCATTTAAAGAACCTGTTATAATTACTGAACCAGTAAATTGATGAGTATTAGCTGCTAACGATCCAAATTTAGTACTACCTGTCATAAAACTAACACTAGATGTTACTGTTTGTACAACTAACGTTTGTGCAGTTATAGAACCAGTTACAACTAAATTACTATTTACTGTTTGAATACCTGCAAAGGTATTTGAACCAGTAGTTGCATAAGTGCCATTTCTTGAATTTTGAGATGCAGTATAACTTAACAAAGATGCTGTTACTAAATTAATAGATGCTGTTTCAAGCAATAAATCAGTTATAGATGCATTATTAGATGCAGTATAATTTAGTAAAGATGCTGTTGTAGCATTTAGAGCAGTAATACTTGATGCTGCAGAACCTGACCAAACATTAGATGTTTGGATTGTTGTTGTTACATCTTGGTTGTTTAGTATAAATGAGCCTGTTATGTTGGCGCCTATTATTTTCATTGTGATCGTTTAGTATAAATATTTTTAATCTCCTAATCTTTTTACATAAAATGTTACTGTTGATCCACCACCTCCTGTTACATTTGACCAGTTAGCATTTGGGTCAAATTCTAAATAAGTTAACCCACCTGAACCTCCAGATGATAGTCTTAATCTAATAATAGGGGGATTGTACCCAGCATGTCCACTACCAAGCATTGTTGGGAAGGTTTGAGCACCTGTATTATTAGTACCTCCAGTATAAAAGAAAAAAGGAACAGAAACATAAGTGATAAAATAAGTTCCACCACCAATAGCATAGGTATCAATATAAGCTTTTAATATGTAAACACCAGAAGCCATCTGTGATGAGTTTACTATTTCATAAAAAGTCCCAGCACTATAAGCTCCACTTAAATTTTTAGTATACTCACTATATATCGTACTTGTTCTTAAGTTTGATAAATTTGTTATACCCGAACTAACATTTAAACCATCTCCAGTATCAACAAGAACTTTGTATCCACTAGCAGGTCTTAAATAAACATTTAATCCAGCTGTTTCTATTAAGTTTCCAGGAGAACTAAGAGTATTGTTTATAGCTAAATTTCCAGAGAATGTAGCATCACCGCCTGATGCGATTGATAATCTAGTAGTTGAAGCCGTATTGTCGTAGATTATATATGAATTTGATTGATCCCCTGATAATCCATTAACATATGATTTATTTCCGCTTGTAAATACTGTATAAGCATTTGCATTATTAGCACTACTTTGTAAACTTAAAGTTTGAGTATTTGCTCCAGAACCAGATATGTGAAATCTACTAGCAGGACTACTCGTTCCTATTCCTATATTTCCATTATTTAGAATTCTCATTTTTTCAGTTCCTGCTCCGCCAGCCCCATTACCAAAAGCTAAATCACCAGAATCATTACCCGTAGAAATATTATATATATTCCAAACAGAAGCACCACTATTTCTTGTTATTAATCTAATACCTGCAACAGAATTAATTGTTTGTGAAGTATTATATACCCCAATAACCATACCTGCTCCCGCTGATGTTCCCCACAAAGTTGATGAAATTGTTGTATTATCAGCACCAAGTACTGACAATTTACCAAATGATGGAGTATCTGTACCAATTCCAACGTTACTATCTTGCCAAAATAAAGTATCATATTTGTTTCCTGAATTATCTATCCATCCAAGAGCACCGCTTCTATTTGTTGAACCTCCATCATATTTTAATCTAATAATTGGTCCATTTGCAGGAGGATTTATATACCAGTTAACACCAGTTCCTGAATTGTAGTTTAGATTTCCAGTAGTTGATAAAGAGGCAGCTGTTACACTACTTGCAAATGTAGCATCTATCCCATTTAATGAACCACTAATTCCAACACTTCCCGTAAACACATGCGTATTACCTATTATAGATCCAAATCTTGTACTACCCGTTACATAATCCACAGACGAAGTAATCGTCTGTACTACCAACGTTTGTGCCGTTAAATTACCTTTAACTAGAAAGTTATCAGCATAAGATGCTGTTACAGCAGACATTGCAGGTGAAGAACCTGACATTTGTCCTGTAGTACTTAATGACATTAGCATAGTAGAACCGCTCATAAAAGCGATATTACCACTAGCGTCTTGCTTTATTATATTGGTTAGGTTGGATGCTGATTGATTTTTACCCATTATTGTATGTTATTTTTAACCATTATTTATTACTGTTATATCTAATTGGAAGTTTGTATTTCCTGCAACATATAGTATACCGCCTGATTGTGACCAAGTTTCTGTTACTGGGTTAGAACTGGCTAAAACTACAGCTGTAAAATTATCACCACTATATCCACATCTTATCATTGTTATTGTTGATGAGGTAGAGTTACCAGCATCCCATTGTTGAGAGGTAAGTAGTAAGTATGTTCTACCACCAGATCCAGCATTAATAGGTAATCCAGTAGATACTGGGGTACCTGAACCTTGTAAAGTAAGGCTAAACGTTTTAATATTATTTGCATTTATATTACCACCTGCTGTTATGTTATTTGCAAATGTAGTAGAACCATTGTAAATTGATATAGCATCAACACCAGTTCCAAATCCATAAGTAGTACCAATTGTTAAAGTAGTTGTATTAACAGTTGTTGCTGCTGTTTTAATGTAACCGTAGTTAGATTGGTTTGCATTATAAGGATGCATATGAATATCTCCACCTAATCCTAATCCACCAGCTGAAACAATTGATCCGTTTGCTGGGTTAGTAGAGTTGCTAGTAGAACCTATACTTAATGAATCTGTCAATGTAGCTGCTCCTGTTGCTGTTAATGTAAGCATTGGAGTTCCACTATTCGATAACTTAAATCCTCCATATCCTCCAACACCAGAATCAAATTCTATTGCACAATCTTGTCCACCATTAGAAGATTGATAGCTATTTATTCTTAATCCTCTTGTTGAACCATAAGTTGTAGTTGAAAAATTAGCTAATCTTGTATCATTACCACTTACAGTAAATGTAGCAATACCTGTGCTTGATACTCTTATTCGTTCAGTTAAAGTTCCAGCATTACCCGTATAAAACCTTAGAGAACCATATCTATTTCCAGATGTTCTATCATCAATATAGCCTGATATTCTTGCTATAATATCTGGGTCTGCTGCTTGAGTATTATGTGAAAATGAAATTGAAGTAGCTACTCCAGAAGAAGGATAACTATTAGCTAATATTAAATTATTACCATAATCATTTGAATTAACACGAATTTCTGTTAATGCATTTGGACTACTCGTTCCGATTCCTATATTACCTCCATTAATTATGTATAAAGCGGCTGAGTTAACTCCTAAGCTTATTCTTGCTCCAGTTGCACTTCCCGCGGTAGGTATAACAAAATCAATCAATCCATCAGCTAAATTTCCAGTATAATCTTCAAATTGTAATCTTGTTGTTCTTGCAGTTGTATTTGTATCTCTTAATCTTACTACTGCTGCTGTACTTGTTCCATTATCTCCACGAACATGTAACGTGCTGTTTGGTGTTGTGCCAATACCAATACTTCCACTTACTAAAACACTTCCAGTAAAGGTATGTGTATTAGCAGCTAACGTTCCAAAATTTGTAGAGCCTGTTATTGTACTAACACTACTAGTAATAGTTTGAACAACTAACGTTTGTGCAGTTAATGTTCCAGCAACGGTTAAAGCATTTGCAAACGATGCTGTTTGTGCAGAAACTGCATTGGATGCGGATTGTGCATTTGCAACAAATGATGCAGTAGCTGCAAACAACACAGGTGATGAACCTGACATTTGTCCTGAGGTATTGATGGTTGCTAACATAGTAGAGCCACTCATGAATGTTATAGCACCTGTATCTGATACTTTGATTGCGTTTTGTAAATATCCTGTATTGCGAGAATTACCCATTATTTAAATTCATTTATGTATAAATATTTAAAGGCCGAAACGAGATTTTTGTATGTTGAAGTTTTGTAGTACTTCTGCTGATGATAGAGCTCTATTATAAATTCTAACTGATCCTATATTTCCATTAAAAAAATAATTTCCTGGTGATGGTGGAATAGCTGCACTTAAGTAAGATCCTATACTTAATCCTGGAGAGGAGGCAACAGCACCCGATCCTTGAGATGCTGTGTTTGCCAATAAAGAATTAGTGTAAAATTTAGTGTTTGTCCCGTCTGCGGTGATTGTTAAATTATACCATGTTCCTATTGTTGGAAATATACCTGAACTAACTCTTCCTGTTCCACTTCCTAATTCAAAAATAAGTTGACCACCACTAGCAGCAGAAAATCCATAGGCTATTAAAGCTAATCCTCCTGTTGAACCTCCTATATCTCTTCCTAATGACATAACATATCTTCCTGAACCTCCTGTATCATTAAATTTTGCCCATAAATCTATAGTCAGTAAATTTGTTATAGGGTTTAAAAATAAGCTTTGATAAGAATAGTCATTCGTTCCATCAAATACAATAGAACCACCATTTGCACTATCAAATGTAGGACCATTTGTTAATGTACCGTTATTAGTTTGTGTGCTTATATCGCTCCAAGCAGTTCCCGAACCAGGGTATGATGAAGGAGCACTTGCATCTAAATGCATAACTAATCCTCTAGTTATTATATTGTAATAATCTTGGGAATCAGCTATGCCTCCGTTGTATATGTATCCTCCTATATTAAATGGCATTGTTAATAATTTTAATATCCAAATCTAGATTTTTGTGCATTAAAGTTTTGAGCAATCTCTGTTGATGAAAGAACTCTACTATAAACTCTAGCAACTGCTATTTTACCATTTGCTGGAGAATTAGCAGCACTATACATAGCACCTATATTAAATTGGCCTGCTCCTGAATATACATTTTGCACTGACGATCCTGGTGTTTGTAAAACAGCATTAGCATAAAATTGTTTAGCATATGAAGAGTTATTATAGGTAAAAACCCATTGATACCAAACTCCAGTTGATGGTCTGTAGTTATTATTGTAGTCATTATCATTAGAATACATACCATACACCATTCCTCTTGCTCCTGCATCGTAGTATATGTGCATACCTTGGTTAGTAGTTGCTGGTCCTTGTCCAAATAAACCATAACCACCAGCAGTACTGGTCATATTAGTTATGACTTCTAAAGTAAAATCTCTATTTAGGTTTATAGATCCAGCATTTATATAGTCGTTAGTTCCATCAAGCACAAATGTACCTCCATTATCCGAGCTAAAAGTAGGACCATTAGTTAATGTTGCTGTATTATTGTTATTACTTAGATCAAAAACAGATGTTCCTGTTTGTGGGAACGAATCTAAAGCACCAGCATCATAACTAAGTACAAGTCCTCTTGTAACTACACTTTTATAATTAAGCGTACTTGCAATAGCACCATTAACAATACTTCCACTTATATTTAAAGGCATATTTTATAAATTTGAGTATGGGTTTGGATCAGTCCATTCAGGACCAGATAATATTTCTAAAATTTCAGTGTGTGAATAAGGTCCTTGTTTTGTTTCTAAAGCAACAATACTTGAAGGCATTTCTTCATCTTTATACTTTACAAATGTTAAAGTTTCATCTAAAGATTTTCTTACTGTTTCAACAGATGTTTCATATACTTGGTCAAAATCAATTTTGTCAAGTTCAGAAACATTAAATATTACATAATATCTTGGTTCCATTATTTTTTTATTTTAGGAGTTGCTTCAGAAGGATCAACTTCTTGAATCATAAATTTAAATACTTTATTTGTCTTATTATTGTATAAGAATAAATCTTCTTCACCCTCAACAATTGTATAATCACCAATTCCATTTGACATATCTAAGTCAGAGGTAAATACTGTTCCCCAACGTAAAGATGATGAACCAAGATCTTGTGTACCATTTGATGCTGGTAGAACATTATGGTAAAATATTTGTCTATCTCTTAAGAAATCAGCTACTGTTGTTCTACCAGCAGATCCACCTCCGTTTGAGGCTTGAAATCTAAAACCAGAGTTTTGTGCAGTAGAAGAAACTGATGCTTGTATTGCGTTTTGTTCGTTATTATTGCTTGAATATACACCAACAAATGCATCTTGGAAAGAAGCATCAACACCACTGTTTATACAACGAACACCATTTGTTGCTGTTACAGTACTTGCAAATATAGCAGATCCTCCAGATCCATCTATTTGTAATGTTTGTACACTACTTGAATTATATAAGTAGAATTGGCCGTGACCTGTGCTAGTGTTATAAAACCCACCTGTTAATGTTCCAGCGGCATTATAATAACCTATACCAAAAGATGAGTTTGCTGCTCTAACAGCTAATGATCCTGTTACATTAACACTACCTGTTACATTAACGCTACCTGCAGAAGTAATTCTAATGCGTTCAGTAGCAGTACCTAATGTTGTACCACTTGAACCCCCTGCTGGTGACGTTCGGAAAATAATATCACCTCCTAAACCAGTTCCTCTACCTCTACCACCTTGTATTGTTAAATTAGATCCAGATATATTAGAATAAGAACCGGGTTCAGCACCTCTTATAACTGCTGGGAACCAAATTGCTTCAAAATTAGATGAATATCCTTCTTTTCCTATTACTACTTCTCCACTTTCAAGAAGTGTTAATTTATTATGTCCATTTAATTGAAATACTGTTTTTTGAAGAGAGGCTGAAGGGTAGCCACTTTCAAATTTCATAAAGTAGGTAGAAGATCCACTTCGGCCAAAGTAACCAGAAGATGGTTGGTAAAAAATATTATTGTATTCGTATGCGCTTATACTAGTTTCATATCCATAACGAACATCAAACCCATCATATGTGTGGTAGTTTGATGAAATTGTTGTATCACTACCAGATGCTTTATACAATAAACTTAAATATCCTTCATCACTTTCTACATGAAAATTATTAGAGGTTGAGCTAATACCAACACCTAAATTTCCTAATATTGAATGAGATGATCCAGTAACATTTAATGATCCAGTAAATACGTGAGTATTGCCTAATATAGATCCAAATCTTGTACTACCTGTAATAAAATCAACTGAACTAGTAATTGTTTGTACTATTAATGTTTGTGCTGTAATAGTACTATTAGTAGTAATGGCACCACTAACATTTAAACTTCCGCTCATCACAGCAGGACCAATATTTGTAAATGTTCCACTACCTGATACTATTAAAGAACCAGTTACAGTCATAGTTGAACCACTAATAGTAAAATTAGGTGAACCAGTAATTGCATTTGTAGTACCAAAGTATGCTACTTGATTTGCAACACCTTGACCTCCAATACCGCTAAAAGCGCCTACTTGGTATGAATAAACGAATACATCTAGTATATCGCCGGCTACACTACCTGTAGCTAAAGTGAAGAAAGTACCGTTATTTGCGGTATATTCATTATTTGATAATCTAGAACCATTATAGAATATATCTAATAACCCTGGTGTGTATGATGCTGAGAATACAGTTTGACCTGCACTAGCTGTAAATGTTGTTTGTTGTCTTAAAGCGTTATTTGTTACACCTGATGCAGGAAAATATTTTACAAATTCAACTAAATCGCCTGAATTTGATCCTGTAGCAAGTGTAATTACTGTACCTGTTGTGTCTGTAAACTCAACACCAGGTGCTAATTTAGATCCGTTAATGTAAACATCAACTAAACCTGTAGTATAACCATTATCTATTGTGAATGAGGTTTGGTTTGCCGATGAGGTAAACGCTTGTGTTTGTTTGATTGCTGCTGATGCCGTTTGAGCAGTTACGCTACCTGAAGCATCAGTTACTAAATATCTTACTCCAACTCCTTGAAGATTACTTACAGCTACAGATCCTGTAACTACTAAGCTACCTGAAATAATTGCTGATCCCGTATATGGAAAAGGTGATATATATCCTGTTAAATAAGAGGCGGTTGTAGCGAATGATGCTGAAGTGGCATTATTAGCATAAGATGATGTAACAGGGACGTTCAATGAAAATGAAGCGGTAGAAGCAAAAGATGCGCTTGTTGCGCTATCTGCAAATGATGCTGTTTGTGGAACGTTTGTTGCATGAGATGCAGTAAGCGCATATGATGCGCTTGTTGCAGTACCACTAATATTACCAGTAACTGTTAAGCTACCTGTTATCGTTATGTCTCCAACTTGATTAAGTGAACCAGACGCGGCATATGAGCCGCTTATGATAGGACTATCTATTATCATTATTTATACAAGATTTATCAAGTATAAATATTGAAAAATATTAGTAGGTTGCTGTAGCGTCTACTTCTGATGCCTTGTATAATCTACCTGTCTCGTCAGCTGCTTGTAATTCTGCGGCTTTTGCTTCACATTCTTCTAGGTTATCAAATACGTAGATTGGATCTTCTGGTTGTAGTCTTGCTACCCAGATTTGTGTTAATCCTGGAATAAATTCCATTAATACGATGTATTGCATTGTGTTTGTTATTTTATATAAATATTATTGTTATCCTATTCTAAGTATTGAATAATTTATTGTTTGTGTACCTCCAACTGTATGTCTTACATAAATATTACCATTAGAACCGGGATCTGTTAAAAATAGAGCAGTTCCATCGCTTTGAAATGCCCAACGAGCTGTACCTCCACCTTGTGATATTGTTATTAATATACCCATTGCAATACGATCTACTCCAGCTCCTCCTATTGCCGCTACTATCAAGTATATTGAACCTTGACCACCATCCGCAGAGCATTGTTGCATAAATGTAGCAGTGTTATTATCTACACTTAAACTACTTTTAAAAGTATTGAATTTTGTTGATGTTACACTAACTGGAAAAGTAGCAGCACCCGTAGATGCTATTGAAAGAGCCTGGGTGGCAACATTATCTACTCTAAATAAAAATCCATTGCCAGCACCTGCATCAAACAGCATACGTCCCGTATGATTAATCTCAGCAGCACCTGATAAGTTTAGGTCTCCACTAAATGTAGCACCTGTCGATGATATTGTACTAGAGAATGTAGCTACACCATTAGAAGCTATTCTTAATCTTTCAATACCATTTCCTATACTTCCAGCTTCATTAGTATAAAAAGTTAATTCAGTAGCGTAATTAGATGTTTTTCTTTCAGCTCTAATACTTGCCGTTGAACCACCACTTTGAGAAGAATTACCAAATATTAATCTTGCATAATATCCATCATTATTTACTCTATCTCCTGTTATAAACACATCATTATATACTGCACTTGTGTTTGCTAAATCACCTATTTGTAATCTATAACTTGGGTTACTCGTTCCAATACCAACATTACTCCCAGTAATAGTCATTATTGCAACACTATTAGCTCCTAAATGAAAGGCTTTTTGGGTTGCTGTTCCTATTGCCAATGAAAATGGAGAGGTACCTGTAAATTGAGTACCACCTATACCATCTTCAACAGCAATAATAGCATTAGCACCTGCTAAACCACCACTACCACTATTTTGTAATTGTATTCTTGCTGAACCTGATGATGTTTGAGGAAATATTCTTAATGATTGTCCGTCTTTAATAATGTCAACTAAACCACCTGTTATAGCCATCGATCCAGTAAAGATATGAGTATTACTACTTAATGATCCAAAGCGCGTAGAACCAGTTACAAAATCCACCGAGCTAGTAATCGTCTGCACCACCAACGTCTGCGCAGTTAATGTATTTCTCACTAATAAATTATCTGCAGAAGATGCAGTTAATGCAAATGAAGAAGAAACTGCATTTAATACATAACTAGCAGTTTGTGCATTTGCTACAAACGATGCAGTTAATGCAGTAGTTGCAATAGATGCAGTACCTGATATAGTACCACCACCCGCGATACTAATTGATCCACTTAGATTAAGACTACCTGATACCGATAGTGAGCCTGTTATTGTTGGTTGATATAAATTCATTACGTATAAATATTATTTTGATTATATTTCTGCGCTTAAAGCAATATAACCACCATTTTGATATATTCTGATAACT